GGTAGCTGCGGGGCACGCCGCTGTGGTAGTCGCGCTCGGTGAGCAGCGTTTCCATCAGGCCGAACACTTCCGGCGGGAGCGGGGCTTTCAATTCCGGGAAGATGGCGGCTCTCGGGTCGCCCGTGACCCGGATGACGGCGTTTGTGGTGTTGTTGTTCAGTAGGTCATCAAGGTTGACGCGCGAGATGTCGGCCGCCACCCTGCGGTAATTTGTCTGATAGCAGTTGTCAATGACCTGCCGCAGGAGTTCGGTGCGGAGTTTCTGAATGTTTTTGAGGATGTCGTAGAAACTCAAGCCCATCAGCCTATGGCTCATCTTGATCGGCGTCCAGACCACGAACGGCGGCCTGCCGTAGGGGTTTTCGGATTCCTCCAGCACGTTCATCCCGCATAGGTGCACGACCTTGGGTGTCCCGTCCTCGTCCCTGAAATAGCACTCATAGACGATGTATTCGTCCTTTTCCTGGTCGTAGTAAAACACCTTGCCGCCAAGGTCCACAAACCGTTGTTCGTTGACCACGCGGTCAACGGGGTTGGCGCTTTCGCCCGTCTTCACCCCGTCGAGCTTGTCCTCGCCGTATCTCTCGACGAACTTCCACTTGGGCATAGCGATGCGGTGATAGACAAACTTGGCGTCGTCCAGCTCGCGGATCATCGTGGGCATCCCGAAATCTTCCGGCGGGATGACGTCTATGCTGGGGTATTCGTCATAGATGACATAATCCACGGTCAGGTCATAAAGGACAACCTCCGGCGAGACAACCTGTAAAGATGACGGGTCACGAACTTCGGGCTCCTGGACCTTCTTGATGACTTCCACAAGCTCGACATTTTCCTCGGCTATCTTGGCCTCATACTCTTCCTGGGAGAGCCCCTCATATTTCTTCCTGACCCGGCGTGTGTTCGTCACCCACTGATACTTCACGGCCCCGACCTTCATCAGCAGGGCGTCGGTTATCCAATCGTGCATCACCATATACCACTTGTTCCTGACGCGGAGCTGGTAGTCAATAAGAAGCTGGAGTCGTTTGACGGCGGGGGCGTCCTTCTCGTCCGTCGGTTGCAGGGAGATGCAGTCATCCTTGCCCGCGAATATCTCAAGGAGCGCGGGTTTCAGCCACTCGACCGTGTCCATCAGGTCAGAGGTCGTGACGCTGCTTCTGCCTTCAACGGACTGCACGATGTCGGAGTCGCCGCGATAAAAGCGAAGGGAGTCTTCGCGGTCAACGTTCAGCGCCTCGACATCTCTCTTGATACGGCCTATCTGGTCCAGACAATAGCCTGCGACATTCTCCATCTCAACCCTCGCCTCTATGATAATGATTTCTTAAGCATTTGCAAGCTTATATGAGCCCGGGCCGCGCATACTGCAGTTTTTTCGTGTAGATATCGGGCGGCAGGTAGCGGGTCCCTGTCAGGATGAAGCGATATAGGTTCTCCATAAAGTGGTCATTCTCATCTGACAATTCACCTTCCTTCGTGTAATTATACCGCATTATCTCCCAGATGTGCCGCCTGCAGGTCGAGAAGAAGAAGAGCCCCGGCATCTTGTTCGGCCCCTCCAGCAGGTGCTTGACGGCAAGAATGCCGCTGTGCTTGTCTTTTGAGGCAAGCTCCGTGACGATCCCTTCCGCTCGGAGCTTGTCCGATATGACCGAGAAAGAGTCCGGTATCCCAACGCGGTTTTTCATATACTGCGAGTCGCCCTTGGCCAGAGGGTCAATGTAAACCCGCCGGATGTTCCAGGCGAGCGTTTTTTTCTTCCTGATGATGGCGTCGGCGATGTCTTCCGGCGTCATGTTCTGCCATATTTCATCTATCGCGTAGTGCCGGCCGAACTTGTCCACGGCATAGAAGCCTACTGCCTGCGGAATGCTCAAGTGGATGTCTATACAGGCCACAACAGGCCAATCGGTCGGTATCTCGAAGGGCGCGACTACGTGCTTGTCCTGGCTGAACTCCTTATAGACGAGCCCCTGGAGCTGGAGCCAGCCGCCCTCGACCCTGGCCTTTTTCTCGTCTTCCGTCAGGCTTGACTCGAAATCCTTGATATCGGCCTCTTTCAGGAACGTGTTGGCCCGCATCGGGACTTCCGTCACCGCCCCGATGTTCGGGTCTTGCTTGAGGACAATCTCGTCAAGTATCCAGCTCTCATAGACCGCGGTCATACTTAAGATAGCTACGCCGCCGTAGTCAACGAGGCCGCGTTTATTTGCGATATACTTATCCCTGGGAGGCGGCTCATCGAAGACTGCGATGTGGCCGCTCCAGCCTTCTTGCTGCTTCGTCTCCTGAACATGCGTCACAAGTTCGATGACACTTCCCGTGCCAGGGAAAAAGAAGGTGGCCTCAACGCCGACGTTATTTTTCTTCGTCACGTATGAACCGACCGGGAACCACTCTTTCATCGCGGGAATTATCATGTCCCGGGCGGCTGTCTCCCAATCAACACAGAGCACCCGACAGCGGATCGGCTTGCGGCCAAACGGCGTAGGCCCCCTGTCCCAGGGCCGATAGCCGAGGCAGCAGGCCCCGACGACGTTCACCCAGAAGACGGTCTTACCGATCCGGTTGCCGCCCTGCAGGACGACGGTCTTCTTGCCGTTCAGGAAATATTCGAGAGCCCTGGCCTGGTGCGGCAGCGGCTGCCAGAACTCGATCTTGTGCGTGTTCCGATAGATGGTTTCCTGCTCCTGAAGCTCTAACAACCGGATCTTTGCGCGTAAGTATTCGCCCTGGTCTTTAATTTCCATCTTTCATCAGGTCCTCGACGGAGATTATATTTTCGTTGGCTTTCTTGTAAAAGTCAATGATCCGCCTGGCTTCCTCGGCCGTGATAGCATTGACCTGGCAAATCTTATGTCCGCGCATGACGCTGATCTTGTGTTTCTCGATGCCCAACGCATGGCCGCGCATCCTGATCGCCTTCTCGTTCATGCCCAAATAGGCGGCGATGTCTCCCACCGTGACGTATTTCCCGGCCTTGTCTTTGTCTCCCATGGCTTCCTCCACGCTTAAAGTTTTTTGAGGCAGTTCCGCCAACGGCCACTCGTGCGGCTCGAAGGGCGGTATGTCTAAAGGGATTCGGCGCTCACTGAAAGCGACGGGATATCGAATAACACTGGCCACCATGACCACACCTTCCCATCTTCCACATTAAATACGACGAACCCCAGATGGACGATGTTTTCGCATTCCCTGATCCCGTAGATCGAATTATACTGCAGACCGGGTGTGATAATCGCCAGCTTCGCGCCGGACCCGGCATAACAGAAGTAGTGGACATGCGAGCGCACAACCACATGGGCGTAGGGCTGACGGCCGGTGGCGGCCCACAGGTCGTTCCAAAGCGCGGCCCGCGCCGCCGGCGTGAACTGTCCGTGCGGGATCGAACTGCGGCCGACCTTGTGCTTGAAGTCGAAGACGAGGCCGCCAATGTTGAGGAACAGGTGGCCGGAGACGTGGACATCGGTGTCGTGGTTCAGGGAGTCGCGGAGCACGCTCTCATAATCCTCTCCCCCCGACACGTGGTAGCGGGTCCCATAGGTTATTCTCACCTTCGGCGCGCCCACGAACTCGATGATCCGTTTGGCCATCCTGACCTGCTCGTGCCGGTCGGATGTGATGAGCTCAATCCCGCCCGTCTTTTCGCCCTTGCCCTCGATCATGTCCCCGTTGCAGACCAGGACGTCTATCGGCTTGAGTTTCTCTATCTCCGCGGCGAAGGCGTCCCACATCGCCCGCTGGAAAACGCGATGCTTCTGAAGCCTGTCGTCCTCGGTTTCTTCAGCCGCCCACCATTCCGGCGGCGTCAGCCCAAACTTATGCCCGCAGTGCGTGTCGGCGATGACCACTAATCTTTTCACTCGGGGTCCTCCTTTTTGTCCGCCTTCGGTTCACTAAAATTAGCATTAGCATAGAACATTAGCCACAGGGCGTCGGCTATATGCTCGTTCGTGATTTTCCGCCCTATTCTGACGCTGGCGCCGTCCATCATCATCCGCTTGTCGGCCCGGCCGCTACCGACCGCCCATTTCTTCAGCGTGCCGGAGTGGATGGCGGCATACTCGATGCCGCGGGCCGCGCAGAATTCCATGATGCGGGTCGTAAACCCCACCAGGAGTTCCGTGGCGTAGCCGCCGCGAAAGTGGGCCTGCTCATAGACGA